CCAATCTATAGAGTGCGGGTTTATTCCAACCAATATAGGTTTAGTGGCAGCCTTAGACTTTATATAAGCCATAAGTTTGCCAGTATATCTCTTCATTAAAATTTGATAATGTAAGGGACATGCTGATACTAACCTTGTTTTGCCTTGTTCAACTTTGGCAACTGGTCTAGTCTCATCTTTAAGAAAATCAGCCCATAAAACTTGGATCTGTTCTCCTCTTTTGAGTTGATCTTCATAAGCTTGCACTTCTTCCAAAAATTTTGGTTCATAAGTGAAGTTACCATCAACTATTTCTATATAAGCGGATTTACCTTTCTTACCACTAGCATTATAAGGATAGCCAGGAGAAGTACCTACGTTAATAGATAATATATCTGTTCCTGGTATGCCTCTAATACACTCATCATAAGTTAACAATCTGTTATCTTCTTGACGAGGGTATAGGTGCATTAAGTAATCCTTAGTTTCAGGGTGCAGCTCAGTTTCTGGAGTATGCACATCCCTTAACTTATCTAAACTCTTTAAGAGTGGGTCTATAACAACTCCATCTCTCTCAAAAGGGGCTAGATGTGCTGGAATATATATAGGTGGTCCATCCCATTCAAACATAGGGGATCTTCTGATCTTTGAATGCCTGGGTGGAAAGTGTGGTCTATCTAACTCATACAAGGTTTGAAAAGGTATAACGGTTGATTGCGTAGAATCCCCTAAGGGAGTTTGAGCAATCAAACCATCAAGACCTTCTCTATTAAACCCAAGAGCAAAACCAAACTTTTCAGTGGAATTTTCTCTTAAGCAGACATGAAAACCAATAGCCTTAACTTGACCTTGGCTTCCCTCAACACAAACAATAGAACCTGATTCACCATTCTTGGTGTGTTCATAATAATTTATGTCGAAATCTACTCTAAAAGTATTTCCATTTTCATCGTCGTAATCCAATTCTCCCATCTCCCTATACTTTGTCACATTTTTAATGTTAACAGCTCCTCCTTTATTTAAGGAAAGAAGTTGCATAGGGGTGCCTTGAGTCAATCCAACTACATCCTTAGCTTCCCAAATATATTTCTTCAAACTTTTGGGTGCTGTGGGGACACAATTGGCCTTGCAAAACATGCAATCCTGACCTTCGGCAGAGTACATAACTGGATTTTCAACAATTACTTCTCCTCCCATCCAAACTATTCTGATCTTACAATCAAATTCTTGTGTGAATGGTAAGGCGAAATGTGCTGGAAAGAAAAAGATACCTTTGTCGTAATGAAATCCAAAACAACTAGTGGCATCTCCAATAACATCTCCAAACTCATCAATATTAGCTCCAAAAACTTTAACTATGCATCTAGAAACATTGAACACAAGCGAATTATAATAATTATCATTCCCACTTTGTGTCTTACTCTTTCCCATAACCATGGGTTTAACAACGTTTACTGATTTTGCAATAGCATTATTTTTCCGCTGCCTATTTAACCTTCTTGAAACTTTCGAATAGGCTTGAGTATCATCTTTTTTCCAAAAGAAGTAGAAGGCGGCGGTGGTGGATAATAGGGCAAGTAAGAAGAAAATTAAAGCAAAAACCTTAATCTTCCATAACTGATTCTCTCTATGAGAAAACCTTGCTTTGCAAGCGTTCATTATAAACTCTGTGCTAGGCATAGGTGCAGAAAGCTTTTTCATAATACCTGACAAGAAAGGGTTCTTGTATTTAGGTGATTCTGATAGCTTCATATTCTCTATAGCTTCTCTCAAATTATCATCTTTAGCTTCATCTTCACTTGAAGTCTGTATATAAGCTGGATCTACAGAATCATTTTGAACAAAATTTCTTTGTTTGTCTGTTTCTGTTGAATATAACTCGTACAATTCTTCAAAAGGTGTTTCCATAATATCTTGGAGTTGCTCGTCTGTGTATACAGCATCTTTCTCCTTCTGACTCATGGCTTTCCTTATACGAAGGCAAAGCAACACTATCTGTTTCTTGTCAACTTTCTGTCCAATGAGTTCTGGAAACTCATTACACTTTTCGATAGTAAACAAGTGGGTAGTAGGATCGTTATCAACAAACTTAGTGATTTTGTGAAGACTTAAATGAATTCTTCTTTCAAAAGCACCAGATTCGGTTAAACCTATTTCCCAAATGAACTTATGGAGTCCAGTATCAGGAACTAAATTTGTCGTTCCAAAAACAACCTGCGAATCAAAATACATCATACCTTTTAATCCAAATGCCATAGGCATATTGAAAGGTGCTGTGTTAATCATATTAATTGCAGTTGTTGCTTCGTGAGCTCTCTTAGGGATATCCCTATGTTTGAACATATCGTCCATCATAACATAATATTGGTGAGCATATCCTTCAAAGAACTCATTATCGGGGTTGAAAGTAAAAGTGTTTTCAGGACCTTTACTAACTTTCAAGACCCCACTCATTGTATCTTTAACAAACTTCATTGTAGTTGTTTTTCCAACTCCAGGAGGTCCTGTAAAAAGAACAAATAGCGGAGTTTCTCGATCGTGTGTTCCTCTCATAAAAGAGTGACAAGTGGCTGTCATTTTTTCCAAAATATTAAATCTAATCATGTAGTAAGATCTCAAATAGTGAGGCATTAGAGCCATATTTGGGTCTTTAGCTACATCAATAGCAATATGCATATGTCCTAAGACTTCTTGCATAAGATCTAATTTAGTTTGTAGAACATCTATGAATTGCATATTTGCTTCAACAAAATCGATTATTCTGTAAACTTTAACAGCAAACGTTTGGTATGACTCATCAAATGGATCACATCCAAACACAACTTTGCCAAAAAGGGAAATAATACCTTTAACAACGGTACACTGATCTGTCATGTCTCTTGCATGTAGATTATGGTACTGGAACAAGGCATTAGCATCTCTAACATCCTTATCTCCTAACTCTCCTGCTGTCAATTTACTCAAAATCTTGGCTACAGGGGCTGCCCAATCTGGGGCTCCGGCGGCTTGAGTTTCATCTCTAGTGAGTGATTCGGCAAAAATTTGTAATTGTCTCTCTCTCTGTAACTCATGTTGAGTTCCATATATAGCCCTAACTTGTTCAAATTGAGCTAGAGACAAAAAGTATTCATGTCCGTCATATTGCCAAGGGAATTCAGCGGCTGGAGCGCGTTCTACTAATTCTGGTATAATGCATATCAAACTCTTTATTTGATTTGCTCTAGTTATTAC